TAGAAGGTAAAGCATAAGGTAATTTATTATGTATTTTATATTTGATGTGGATGGCACACTCACACCGAGTCGTGGCGTTATAGATAATGAATTTAAAGTTTGGTTTAATAATTTTATGGATCAGCATCCTGTTGCATTTGTGACAGGGTCCGATCTTGAAAAAACCGTAGAACAGCTTGGAGAAGACCTGGTCAACAAAGCCAGGTTTTCTTTCAATTGCTCAGGCAATGCAATTTATCAACAAGGCAAATTAATTCACAAAAGTGATTGGAAATGCCCTGATGATTTGTGGCTATTTCTTGAGAACAAACTTTATTATTCAAGATACAAATGTAGGTATGGTAAACATTTCGAAGAAAGAATCGGAATGGTAAACTTTTCAATCGTTGGTCGTAATGCTCTAGGCTTAGAACGAGACGAATATTATCAATGGGATAAAATTCATCTTGAACGAGAATATATTGCAAACGAAATCAACACCAAATGGTCTAATGTACAGGCCGTTGTCGGCGGTGAAACAGGCATTGACATATTTGCCAAAGGCGCTGACAAATCACAAATACTCAAATACTTACCAAACGAAACAGAAGTTCATTTCTTCGGAGATCGTATGGACAAGGCAGGTAATGATTATCCTTTAGGCAAAGTTATTATTGACAACAATATAGGTCGGTGTTATAATGTACTTAATTGGATGGATACTTGGCAAAAACTAAAAACATTTTAAAATGGAGACAATATGGCAAACAATAAAGAGCTTGATATCAATACAATAAAATCAAGAAAACCTAAATCACATTCGAAACCTTTAGCAGACTTGCAGGCATTGGCAAACACAGGAAGATCAAAAAATCTTCTTATCCCCAATAAAGCGATTCAAAAGAAAGTCGGCAGAGGTCGTTAATTGAAAGAATCCAAAGTAGAAAAACGTATGCGTGATCTAATGGAGCCCGTAGATCGCCAACTAATGATGTGCGACGATGATACAGATTTACTAATGTTTAATTGCGCAATGTTACAAAGAGTGTTTGAGGTATTTGATCAAACTGTAGGCCCAGATAAATGTCATGTTCTTATTTTAGATCACATACAAAATAGAATTAGAAATCTGGCAAATGATAGAAATGTAGATGATGAGGATTACGAATAATGTCAGTATTTTATAACATGCAAACTCCGCCACCGCCAAGCAACTTATCTGATTATATTGGCGCGGCAAATGGAATTTCAAATAACATCGCGCAATCAATTGCCGGTACTAGTGCACAATCTCAACAAGATGCCGTATATGATATGGTTTGTTTGAAAAATGTTCGAGTAAGAAACCTTGCTGAAAATTTAAGCAAAAACTTTTCAGGTCAAGTTTACTTAACTGATCATATTTTTCATGCTGTTACATATAAACCAAAGGGTGCAAATATGCACTTCTTTAATATGAATTCGGCACCAAAGATATTTGAGAATTCTATTGTTATCTTAAGTAATAACAATGTAATGACTGATAATAATTTAAATCGATTTATTGAATTGTATTTAAATTCACCTACATCTGCATTCGTTATTTGGGATTTTGATAATCACCATTGGTTCGCACTATCAGGTATGCTAGCTGCATCATGCGATCTTTATATACCAACACACTCTGATAATCTTGAACCATTATCAAGATTTAATAATATCATGGCAGGACCGGTTGGGTCTGGTACTATTCAATGGTCTAAAGAATATTTAAAAGAACATTTAAATCTTATTACAGACACAGATCGTAGTAATGATCCACTGGGAACACATATTGAATATCCGCAGTTTCCATTACGTCAAAAGAATTTAACAATTCTAAATAAAACATTGCCAAATGTAAAATTAGTAGATGGTTCTTATCATGGTCGAGATATGTTGGATCGATTTACCGAATGGTGTAGTCATAAAGCGCATTGGATTGTTCCAGTATTGAATGATGCCCCTATCCGAATTTTTGATGCTTTAATTACTGGAGGAATTCCTATTGTTCCCCGTTCATTAAAATATCACAGGGATGTTGTCAATATGCATGATCATGTTTTATTCTATGATTATGAAGATATCCAAAATCCATTACCAATTACCGAAAAAGCAAATAAAATATTTGATGAAACCGGCAAAGACGGCATTTTAGCTCGTCACAATTTAATTATGAACAATTATCACGTTGATAATCGCGTGGAAACTATTTTGAAAGCTGTACAAAATGAATTTAGAATCCCCAACCTGGTATAAAGAAACTAACCCAAAAGAACAACAGTTATTTAGGGAATGGTTACAAGGCGTTCTCAGAACGGACATTGTAAATTTGACTTTCGTGAAGAAAGATGATACAATAAGAAAAATGAAGTGTACTCTTATCGAATCATCGTTACCTATTCTTGAAAAGAAAACAGATCGCGTCAGAAAAGAAAATAACGACGTGCTTTCCGTTTTTGATTTAGAGAAAAACGAATGGCGTTCGTGTAGGTATGATTCTATCAGGGAAATTAATTTTACAATAGGGGATAAAATTGGCATCTAAACGTGAACACGATTTGAGTCGTACTTATGGTTCAGAACCTTCGGTTTCGCATCTCGATCCTATTTCTGTAAATTATACGGCAGACTTGATACGTATTACTAATTGGTATTCTGCAGAAAAGACTAGAGCAGACTCTTATAAGTATTACGACTATTATATTAAACATAATGCACCTGAAGATTCGAAATATTTTTTTGAGATTGAAGAAAAAGACGTTCATATCTCATATGGCTGGATTGCTAGACTACTTCTTCAAGGTGCCAAATTGTCGCCTACTCATATGCAAGGCTTCAATAATGCGCTTGAAGAAATAATTCGTCTAGGCAAAAATAGATTTTATTGCAAGAAAGCTGTTGCTAAGGTTGTAACACCTATCGGCGTAGTTAAGAAGCCTTCTATTCAAGATGCAATGAAAGAAAAGATTTCTGAGTATATCGGCGAAGTTGAAGGATTGATTGATGACTTTATTAAGAATGATGTAGAAATTAATCTTTACAACAATTTAAAATCCAATCAAATTCCTGGACCATATGTTTCTGATATTAAAATATGGGCAGAGAAAAAATTAGAACATTATACCGCAGTTATTGATACTAAAGATTCCCAGACTATTGAGGGTTATTCTAATATCAATAAACGAAAACTAAAGAACTTAGTTAAGTTATTTGAGGCATTTATTGCTGATTGTGAGAAATATTCACAATTTAAGAAAGCAAATCGTAAACCTCGAGCAGTACGAGAGAAGCCAGCAGTTACACAGATTAAAAACCTTAAGTATAAGGTTAAAGATGAAGAACTAGGTTTAACATCTGCAAAGGCTATTGATCTAGTAGGTGCGGAACAAGTATGGGTATTTAATACTAAAACTCGTAAGCTAGCAGTTTATACATCTGAGTCTACAAAAGGTATGACTGTTAAAGGTTCAGCTTTGCAAAATTGGTCACCCGATAAATCTAAGCAAAAGACATTGCGTAAACCTGCAGAACAAATTAAAGATCTAATGGGTGCAGGTAAAGTTAAGTTGCGAACATATATTAATGATATTAAGTCTAAAGAACAAGCGGTTAATGGTAGGATAAATATAGATACAATCATTTTACGAATTATGAGGTAACTATATGTCAGTGTTAAAATTAACATATTGCTCGCTTATCAAGATTATTTTATCTCAGATAGGCGGCAATCCATTACAACAACTTTATTCTCAGCTGAGTCAAGGCAAAGCGCAAATGGCGCAGGGCGGTTTGATACCTGCCGGTTTAAAAGAAATTAAACAACTAATTGATCAGGTGACTGCAACTATAAATTCTGCACAAGCCGCCGTCAATGATTTTTCCGATGTTATGGAAAAAATTGGCGGACAATTATATCAAAATCCTGTCGGTGCATCTATAACCGCAGCTATTGCTGCTATTGATGCTAGGATAGCAGCTGTTGATGCTGATCTTGCTTCAAATCCAGGCGATGCGACACTAACGGCTCAAAAAGCTTCTCTTGAGGCTAACAAAACAGCATTGCAAACTTTTAAAACAAACACTGATAGATTATCGGGTGTAGGGGCGGTATCAGGTTCAGCGGCTGCAGGCGGTTGTTCATTACAAGACTTATTGGGTAGCGGATGTACACCGAATGGCGATGTGCCAGATATCGATCTTAAAGCATTAACCGAATCTTTAAAGACAAAAGACTTAATTGATGCGATTACCACACAACTAATTAGCGGATCAGGTATTGCTGATGTAGTCACTGCTTTAGCAACATTTAAAAGCACAATCGATGGATTTAATTTAAACTTTAATACAATAGTAAACAAGGCGGCAATTAGAAGTGCGGTAACATCACAAATTACACAAATTGTTTATAACTTATTATCGGGTTGCGGAAATCAGGTATTTGATCTAACATTGAAACCAGATGTTAAAGCAAAAGTAGCAGTTTATGCTGCGGCAATACAACAGCAAAATGAAACTGGGACAGCATTCACAGACATATATGGCGATACAATTGCGGTAGCCGATACTGAAATTGCACCGCCAGAAAATAATGTAACAGTAAAACTAACTTAAGAAAATATATCATGATCGTAGTTGACTTTAATCAAACAGCCATCTCTAATCTTATGATGGAGATCGGTAGCCGCAATGACATCGAGGTGCAAGTACCACTTCTACGTCATATGATTCTAAATTCTATTAGAAGCTATAAACAAAAATTCGGTAAAGAATTTGGTGAGATTGTTATTGCGTGTGACAATCAAAACTACTGGCGCAGAGAAGCATTTAAGTTCTACAAGGCAGGTAGGAAAAAAGCTCGTGAAGCGTCTGGATTGGATTGGAAACAAATCTTTGAAGCATTGAATCTTATCAGGAGTGAGATTGATATATTCTTCCCATATAAAGTAATTAATGTTGATGGTGCAGAAGCAGATGACGTAATTGCAGTATTAGCAGAATGGTCACAGACGAATGATACCAATAATGTATTATTTTCAGAACCAAAACCATTCTTAGTATTATCCGGAGATCACGACTTCATACAATTACAAAAATATGATAATGTTAAACAGTTTTCCCCCATTCAAAAGAAATATGTAAAATCAGATATCAGTCCAGAAAAATATCTGTTTGAACACATTATTCGAGGAGACAAAGGTGACGGTGTTCCTAATGTTCTTTCTGCTGATGATAGTATTGTAACAGGCACAAGACAAAAAGCTATTAGGCAAGATAAAGTAGATGTTTGGTATAAAGATTTTGATGCTATGCCACAGGATCCCGAATTTAAACAAAACTATGAGCGAAATCGCAAATTGGTTAGTTTCGATTGTATCCCAACTTCAATCAAAGAATCAATTATAAATACTTATACCAATAAGCCAACAAAAGATAAAAGTCAATTACTAAATTTCTTTGTTGAACATAAAATGAAGAACATGCTAGAAGTTATAGAGGAATTTTAAAGTGAAAACATCTATCCCACAAATTTTTGATGAAGTTGAAAAAGCTGGTTCCAAAGAAGCCAAGATTAAAACACTAAGAGCATATGACCATCCTATCCTAAAAGGAATGTTGCAAATTAATTTTGATCCAAATGTTAAAATGAATTTGCCCGAAGGTGAACCTCCTTACAAAAAGGATACAGCTATACCAGCAGGATATTCTGAGTCAAATCTTTTTGTAGAATTTAGACGTTTCTATATTTGGTTACAAGATGATATTAATTTGACTAGGGGCAGAAAAGAACAGTTGTTTATTCAATTGCTCGAAGGTATTCATTGGACGGAAGCTGAAGCAGTATGTCTAGCTAAAGACAGAAAGCTACAAACTAAATACAAATCATTAAAAGAAGATTTGATACGAGAAGCGTTTCCTGGTTTACTACCCAATAAACCAATTATTCCTCCGTTGGGGGAACCGAAGGTAAAAAAGATGGATTCTTTGAACGCATCCTGACCTGGTTCAAAGAAAAACCAGTTTCTGTGCCAAAAGAACAATGGTCAGATCAAGGAACAATCCCCGACGATCCAAATCACGATAGTAGAATGTTTCTTGAACATAAATTTAGGGCTTTTGATAAGACTTGACAACATCGTCTAAAGATGTTATAATTAATTATTCGTAATGGAGTTTTTATGACAATGCATATTGTTGGGCCCTGGTTATCTACAACCGGTAAGAAAAAAGGCAAACACAAGTACCGCTCTGCTGAAGAGGCAAAGCGTGCTCGTGATCTTGACGACAGCTGGCAACAAGTACTTGCTCAACACGGGCAAGCAATTCAAAAGAAAAAAGTAGAAAAGACATTCGAGTCTTTATCATATACTTTATCTGCTCCTGCAGGCAGACAAACAAGCA